CGATGTGCTTCGTGCTGAAAAGTTAAGCCTCCAGGACTACCGTTCCGAAAGCAAGGCGCTCATCAATCTGTTGGGAACCGTCACTATCGACGACGTTTGCAATTGGACGCTCGCTCAGACCGACTACACCATTGTCGATCCAGCCATGCGCCACCACTTCCTCGTCCGCGACAAACCGTTCCTTAACCAGATCTGGCTTGAGTCTGTTTTGGCTGACGTTCACACCACCATGAACATCAAGACGCTCCATGACCCGCGCACTAATGAGGAGTTGATTTACTCTCTCAACGCGTGGAGCCTCATTGTCACCCGCCTCCATCTCACTATCGCGAAGCATCGCGCCTTCGCGTCCGGCAGTCCGATCTGGACTTTGCTGGGTGATATGGATGACAAAGGCATTCAGAGCACCCTCCTTGATCCCCGGAGTGCATTTCCCGACACAAAATCGGACGTTGCAAGAAGGATCGAAACCGCTTTGGCTCACGCCAAACAATCTCACTTCCTACCTGGAGTGACGCAGCTGCGAGCCGTGATGCTCGCTTTTCATGATTGGTGGATCAGGTTTGAGGACCTGTTCGTTCATGACAAGCTGCTGTTCGAGAAGTTCTCCTGCCTTTACGGGCAGGCCCTATCGTTCCCCGTGGGTATTACCCGCGCCAAGTTCAATGCCTATGTAGGCAAAGACCTCTCCGGACTTCGATCGGCCCTGGTCAAGATCTGTGACGACTATCATGTCGAGTTCCCTAAGGATGGTTCCATCCCCCTCGAGGACAACGCCCGCACTGAGGTGCAGGCTTGGTACCGTCACGAGGAGATCCCGAACAAGTTCAAGTACGAGATCAAAATCTACGTACATTACGGCGCTGGAGTCACCTGCCTGAACACCACGAAGCATGATGTCTACCACCTTAAGTCTAAGCTGCCTAAAGCAGTTCTCGCCGTCGCTGACGAGATGATGAAAACGTGGAACGACAAACGCACTCTGGTGAGCTGGCTGATAAGCTTCGGCATCGCCGTTTTCCTGTTCGCCTGGCTCTGGCGAATTTGGAAGGACTATTCAAAGGCTAAAGGCCGCGACTTCTGGAAGAAGCTCATGGACAACAAGGCGCAAGCTAAGCACAAGAAACGCACCAGTCTTATGGTGACGTGTGTGTATGTCCTCGGCTCCATCCTCACAGTCGTCAGTCTCCTCGGAAGCGGTGTGAAGACATCTCATTCCCTCGCATCCGCAACTTCCAGCTTTGCAGCTCTATTCGGAAAAACTGACACGAGTGTTCGTGACATGTTCACCGAAGATGAAGACGAAGAAGAAGAAGAAGATGATGATGATGAAGACGAAAAGAAGAAAGTTCGTAAAGTAATCATCAAGAAGAAGCACAAGGCTCATACCGCTGCTTACTTCCCCGAAGTCATCGAACACATTGTTAACGCTCAGAACCGCTCTCATGCTGGAGGTGATAAGCCTCCTGACCATATCGATTTCAAAATCGACCCGCCCCTGTGGTTTGACCCGGGGTGCCGCTCTAAGTGGCAGATTGTCACGTTCCCCATCTGGTTCGTGATTTGTTGCGTCCGCTACGCAGTTCTTATGACCTTCAAGCATATCAAGAAGGCTCTCATGACTGGACTTATGTCCATGTTTACCTTCTATGCTGGCCTCGGCCCCATCGTTCAGATCTGTGTTTTCTTCACTGTCATAACGGTTGTTCTACTTTTCATGGCATGGTTATGCTATGTTCTCTACCGTTGGATCCGCCGTCGCCGAAACAATAACGTCGTTAATTCTAAGAAGAATAACGATTCCCGTACTCACCGCGTCCTTGAAGAGGGTGCCGAGCTCACGCGCCGATACCTTTCTGACGACTTCGATGCCACATGGGTTCTTAAGTATGCC